ATCACCTAATGCCAATGCCGTACCATCACCGGCAGTACAAGTAAGACCCACTGTTGCAGAATCAGCAGCACCGGTCAACAAAGCATACTTAATCAATGCCTTATCTACGGCTCTGTCTAAACGATCACTCAAATTTTCTTCTCCTTATTTAATCGTTCGGTAGACGATCAAACCATTAGCACCATTGACTAAAGTTGAAGACCGTCTACCACGATACCACAAATTAGGCAGTATGTTTCATGCGAATAATACTCGCTGCCGGAACAATAGCATCGGCACAAATCTTGCCGAAGTCATAGCGGGCAGTGCAAACAAACTGCTGTTGCTGCGTCAGAATGTTCTTATTGAACTCCAACGTAACGCCGCGTCTTTGACCAATTCTAAACGACGGCTTATGCGCGCATACCATTGACGTATATTTGACCCCACCTGAAACGGCCAAACCTGTTGACTCAAGGGCTTCATTATACTGGCCAGAAATATAAACTTCCGAGCCGTCAATGTTAGGAACCGTACCAGACAACATGAAAGCAAGTACGCCAAGAGCATCCTCTGCAAACAGAGCAGCCTGAACAGCGGCCTTGCCTTTAATGCCTGTGACATAAATACAATCATTCGGAACAAGTCCGGCAGTGGACATCTTCTGCTTTGCAGCTACAAAGTCCGACAGAACAAGTCCGTTGACAGTATCGGCAGCCTGAATAGACTGGGCGATTGAGAGTTTACGTAAACCCTGAAAACAAGTTTCAACATTATAGGTCTGGTAAGTAGTTACACCACCAGCATTGTCAAAGTGGGTAGCGCTATCATCACCATTAACAAGCGCGGTTTCAAGAGCCTCAAGTTGGGCCGTTGCGAGCTCTTTACGAATAAGGGCAACCATATCAAGAACCGTATCCTCATTCAGCTCTTCACTGGCAACCAGTGCGCCAATGAATGTCTTTGGCGTAAAAGTCTTCGCCCCAGTTGCAATGTTCGTCTTGCGGGCTTCCTCGGCGTTATCCACAAGAGCTTCACCGCCTTTATAGACAACCGCACGGCCATTTTGAAACGGATACTTGGCACTGCCACCACGCGGCATAACCCAAGTCAAGAATTTGGAAGCTAACATCGGCTGTACGCGCAAGAGTTCAGAAAATTCGGAAGACATCTCTTCCGGCAGCCACTCTGAGCCGTATCCACTATTCCCCCCTGCCATCGCCAATGCCACATTAGGATCAAATTCCTTAGTGGCTTCAATCAGCTGCTGGAAAATTCCGAGTTTGCGAATGTCAAAACGATCTCTACCCTTGAAATGCTCCATTGTGGAAGCAATCAAAACCGCATCATGTAGATCGCGCAAGTTCTTTAACTTGTAGCCGTCTGCCATCTGTGCATAGTCAACGGGCACTTGGAAAAGACAGTGTGCCGCTTGAGCAATTGGTGATACCTTGTTACCATTTTCGTCAGTCAACCACGGAATTTTAAGCATGGCACGAAAATCGGTAAATGCCAATTTCTGTGAATCAACAACGCGCTGATTCTTAGCAATCTCCATTTCAGTTTTCAAAGTGCTTAGAGACGTACCAAGCGATTCAAGGCGTTCGGCCAATTCCGCTTTGGTAATGTGATTCTTGCTAAACTGCAATTGGGTTTCTTTGATTGCATTCAGCATACTGGTTAGGTCAGTGACCTTTGCGCCAAGCTCAACGTGCTCGGTCATAAAAGCATCAATATCGACGGGCTTCTTATCCGGCAATTGTGTGCTCCTTACTTCTATAGGGTTAATGGACTTCATTGAATTTTTGATATCAAAAAGTGCGTTGGGGTCGGCCCCAATGTTGACGACCGATACTTCGTTTAATTGAGCACTTGTCGTTGTAAGAGTTTGTTTGTCTTCGTCTACCTCATATTTTGTAATTGTGAACCCAATTGAAAAAGCATTGAGTGTTTTACTAAGAATTGCACGCTTAAAAAGTGGATCATTTTCTTGCCACAATTTTACCTGCCCCCAGAGACCTTTACCGTCTTGAATACTAAGTCCGGTGACTTCTCCAATTGGGCCACTATCGTCATCATGGAATGCAAGAACACGTCCATTAAATCGAGACATTGAATCTGATTGCTTGAATGCGGAAGCTTTGACTACTAAATCCATTGGTGGATACCCGATGTGTTTAAGAATCGGCTTTTCCGTAACAAACCAGCCTTCAACCAGAATATCACCTGTTGCACTTGTTTTAGGGGCTAAAGCAAACTGGCTATCAATAGATGATAATCGCAGTGTCAAATCAATCGGCAACTGTAGCAACTGCGTATCAGAATTATCACTCAAATCTTTATGTGATTCCATCCAGACTTTGCATTCAGACATAACCCAACCATCGGGATTATCCGGCGTCTTCTTTTTGAATCGCACTGACTGTGATACCATTGCATTAGCGTCGTCATCTTTAGGCACATTCTCCGGCTTGAGTTTGCCAAGAACCAAGTTGATGGCCTTTGCCCCGCCTTGAATCTCTTTATAGCGAAACGTATCGGCGCGAAAGTCATTTGGATCGCGCAATCGGTGTCGAATTTCAGTTGGGGTTTCTTCCCACGGCATTATTAATTTTCCTTCCTATTATTTATCAAAGAATCAAAATCGAATTTATCAATCTGTCGTTTAACCTGTGTGGCAATTTCAGTAACGAAGATTTCCGCCTGTGATTTTGCACGGCCAAAAGTGAACTGTGATTTAACGGCTTTTTCCAATTGCGTTAAAGACCATTTGCGCTGATCGGCTTCTGTGAGAGTCGTTCGCAATAAATCATAAGTCTGATTGTGCAAACTCTCAAGTCGTAAACTCAGCAGCGTATTAAGAGCACTAATATCTAACTCAGAAGCTCTGATATTGGAGACCACTTGCAGCATTGCAATATCATGTACCAGAGGAATAATCCCAGCTTTCATGTCTCTAATTGTAGACAATGGTGGTAGCATTCTATCAAGTTGGCTAACGGGATCACACAGCACACCCATACAATTGCCGTTATTAGTGACTGTTCGCAAATTTGCTAACAGGTGCTTATGCTGTAATTTGAATTGCCGGTAGATAGCATTGGCAACTTTTTCTTGATCGGCAGTGGGGGTAGGCTTAACCGATGTTGGTTCGTCTCCTGTTGGCGCGGCATCCTCACTGATATTGAGTTCCTTGCGCACATACTCGCCGTCTACCACACCCGCTTCTTTCAGCATCACTAATCGCTGGACTTTCTGTGTCGGGTCACCCTGTATAGCCGGAACAACGCCCAAATCAAAATTCATTCGGATATCTTGACCATAGACAGGCCACAAGATTTGTTTGTTGAAAGCACTGGTAATGACTGTTAGAATCGGTTGAATTGTATTGTTCCAAAAATCCAAGTCTTGAGCAAGAGCATTAGCGTAGTTTGCATATTCCATAACCCCGCCACGAAACGGCGGCAGACCGAAGACACCAAAAATCTTTTCGCGGTTTGTTTTTAACAAGTCCTGAAAAGCAATATCCGTATGGTTCATTTTTTGGGATTCAAACTTACCGGCGTACTTGTTGACAAAAATCTTGAAAGCATTCTCCGCACCGCCAATGTCGGCAGCCATTGCATCAAGAACCTGTTGATGTTGATCGTCAGTAAGATTGTTATCGGGGGTAAACATCAAATTCAAAACCGCACCATGCTTAAAGAAATTCCGATTGAATACATTAATAAAATAATCCATAAGAATTTCTTCACGTACAGTCGCTACCCGCCCGATTCCCCAGAACGGATTCAGGATATTCATGTCTCGAATATGCAAGACCTTTTCGCGGGGATAGATAATCTGATTACCGGTATAACCCCCAAAACGATAAGAACGATTAACAGGACTAATCTCTACATTGCGAGGATCGCGCGGCCAAATTTCCAAAAATTGATTGGGGCCGGTAAGGCGCTCCATTGTCAAAATTGCATTGCCGTCATTCAAATAGGACTTTACGATAAACGAAACAACATCACTCCATGAATGCTCTGAATTAGGATTCCGAAAGAGTTCATTCGCAGGATGGTCGGAAGCCGGTACGATTCGCTCTTTACCGGCATCTGATTCAATTTCGACAATTGAGACAGGTAAACTTATGATCGCGTCAGAGATTGCTCTGGTAGCGATATAGGCATTGGCATTAACAGACGATGCTTCAAAATCACCATGTACGCCCGATGAACGCGCAACCCACTCTTTACCGGCTGCAAATCTACTGATATCAGCAGTCGCGGCACGATCACGAAGTGTAACCAAATGCCAGAGATTGTTTATCCAAGTTGTAAGTTTCAAATCATTCTCCTCATATAGTAAGACGCTAACTGTTGGGGTTTTGTTTGATCCTAACTGCTGTGCCAATTTCTTTTAGGCTTATCTGACTCTGTATCAACGGTTTCTACAGGTTTTGCAGACTGTGCGTGCCAATTCTGATGTCTAATAACACTGTGGCTCATACCACTTACCAATTTTGCTAAGTGGCAATAAGCAGTCGCATGGAAAAAGTGATCGTCACCTTTTGTCCATACAGGCCGACCACCGGCGTCAATAATTCGAGATGAAGCCGTCATTTGTTTTTTGTATTCTCCACCTAATACAGATTGCCAGTCAGAGCGGGTGTGCGT